CTCGCGCTCTCCCACCTGGAACCGGCGCTCCTGGGGCATCACTACTTCGTCTGGAGTCGGTGGCTTGATGTCTGTCTGTGTCATGCTCTTCGTTGCCTCCGCAAGTCTGTGACCGGGGACAGCCAGGCATTGCTGCGAGCCGCGTGCGAAGCCCGGCCGTCCCCTGGTCATCTGGTCATCCGCTCACACTACGCGGTGTACTCCTCCCACCGTCCGACCTGGTCGCCGGCGGGCCGGCTGGTGTCGGCCAGCACGGTGAGCTGGATCGGCAGATCAACCTGCTCCTCCTTGCTCCAGGAAAGGGTGCCCGAAGCCAGCACTGCGCAGCGGTAGAAGGTGAGGGCGAACTTCTTCCCGGAGCCTGCCGGGAGAATCAGCATCACCGACTTCTCGGTGATCGCGGTGTCGCCGCCGAAGGTCAGCCTGCGTCGCCCGGTGCCGAGGTCCTCAATGGAGGCGGAGATTCCCCACACCTCCTTGATGTGCTCGAGGGTGACCTCGGCCAGGGGCACCGCCAGCGAGAACGTCTCACCCGCCTTGATGGTGCGCACGGGCAGCAGCGACTGGTCCACCTCGATCTCGGAGGTCTCGATGCCGTGCTCAATGTCGAGGGAGCCGTGGGTGTGCCCCATGAACAGGCCATCGATGTAGAGTTCCTCCACCGCGCCCTTGATGACATCGTCAGGCGAGAATGCGCCTGCGGTGAAGAAGAACAGCGCCTGGGCGACATAGCCGTCCGGCGTGGTCTCGCCGGAGTCGGAGACACCCACATCGTTGAGGCCGTTGTCCCAGCCGTCGGTGTTGGCCCCGTCAATGGCGATGGTAAGTTCCGTCTCCGAGACGTAGGTCACCCGCGTCGGGTCAACGTTCTCCCAGGTCGTCTCGCCGTGCTTTCGGTGGTAGACCTTGGTCAGGTTGGGCGTGTCCTGAAACCCCGTGCCGATGACTTTGATCGCCGAGTCTCCCGCTTTCGCGTAACTCGGATATACCTGCGTGATAGTTGCCACTTCATTTCTTCCTTCTGGCCCTGCCTACGAGGACGGCCTCCGCAGGTCGAGGGCGATGTTGAAAGATGCGAGGTGCGCAGTCTGGTTGGCGGCCTGCTCCGTCCCCGTGTATGCGGGGCTGGCCACCGCCTCGATGGTGAGCGCCCACAGGCCTCCGCCCAGGTCCAGGTTCTGCTTGCGGTGCAGCCGGCCGTAGAGGCTGTAGGCCTTCCGCAGGGCGTCGTCAGGCGTAGCCGCCCGCGCGAAGAGCATGACTGTGGGGTGCTCGCGCTCGGTGTAGCGATCGGGCGGATAGCCTCCGGTGGCATGCAGGCTGACGCAGGCAAGCGGCGAGGAGGGTCGGTGAATCTTGAACATGTCCGTCCCCACCGTTCCCTCGCCCTGGCTCTCCAGGTAGGTTGCCAGTTGGTCAATGAGCAGAGCCATGGTTCTGCGTAGCCTCCTGGCGAAGCAGAATCATGCGAGCGCTCCTCGCAGGTGGTCGTTGAGATTGCCCTGGTAGCGGTCGGCCTGTTCCTTGAGCGGGTCCTCAAGATACTTGGCCTTGCCGCCCTTGGGATGATTGAAGTCCAGGCGCTCGTGCTGCACGAGCGCATAGGGAGTGTTGAAGCCTACCTCGCCGACCACGGCGTCGCCGAGGCCGCCCTCATGGACAGCGCGGCGTTCGCGCATTTCGAGGTGCTCCGGGCTTTCAACTGGCTCGGAGCCGATCTCGCGGAAACCGCGGCGAGCGACCGCCCGGCCGTTTGCATAGACCGCCGCGTGGCCGCTGGCGCGCAGCGTTCCTTCGTCCACTGGGGCGTCCCGCATGGCGCGGCCCAGCAAGTCCTCGGTGTTCTCGATCATGCCTTTCACGGCGGCCTGCTGGACGCGCTGCCATACCTCGCCGTCGCGGGCGAGTTGGCGCGAGAGTTCCTCTAGCCCCTTGAGGGCGACTCCGAACTTGCCGTAGGTCTGGCGGTGGAAGGCGGGCATGGGATCATCCGTTGGGGACAAAACTCCCGAAGCGCGTTTTGATCAGGTCGCGCACGGCCTCGATAGCCAGCACCGCCGCGCCGGCCCACCAGGCGGACACCGACTGGATATCGGCTGCCCAGACTCCCAACGCAGCCAGCGCTCCAACAACGAGTCCTTTTGTCAGGGTCAATCGCCAGTTCACTCTTGCCTCCTACAGATAGGCTCGCTTCAGAGCCGCCTCGCCTCCCAGTCCTCGGGAGACCGAGACGGCGATAACGTCCAGGTAAGTCGCGCCGTCGGCGGAGAGTTGATCTCCCACTGCCAACGGCTCATCCGGCCCCAGAGTGACGGTCACCTCCGAGATCACCTGCTCGCCCTCGGCGTTGCGCACCAAGCGGCGCTTTTCAAGCCAGCGGCCCTTCGTTTGAACCGCTGCGCCGAAGGTCGGCTGTCCGTAACCGTCAGCGCCCGTCCTCGCTTTACGCCAGATCTCCTGGGCAAGGTAATCGCCGACCATAGGCCTACGAAGCCTCCTGGCGAAGTAGGACCTGTCCCCCGTAGCCTTGGCGAAGGGGGATCACCTCGCGCTCCCTGGCGACCACTCGCCTTCGGCTCTGTCCGAGGTGGCGATGACGCCACCCCTGCAGATGTATGGGGCGAGGAGAGAACGCGCCTCTGCCCCGCCGAACCCGGCCCATAGGACTCGCTGAGCCCGTCAACCGAGAACGACGTGACCCCGGCTGCCTGGAGCGCGCGCCTACGCTCTTGCTCGCTGCCACTGGCCAGCAGGGCCAGCGCCTCTTCGCATTGAGCGTCCTTTACTGGCTGGGGGATGATGTAGTCTCCCGCTGCATTGGTGTCCCGCTTCCTGGGGAACGCCAGCCGCTGACGCGGGTCAGTGAACGCCGGGCCGCCCCCGTCCCAGTAGCGATGGCGTTCCAGGTGCCGGCAGGCAGTGAGCAGCGCCTTCTCTTTGTCCGTTTCGCTTGCGCCCGACCAGGCGTCGGCGCGCAGGCGCTCCCCGAAGTAGGCGTTCGCCTCTTCGAGCGTCACATAGGAATTGCTACTCTCGCCGCCGACCGTCGCGTCGATGGCCACCTGTCACTCCTCGACACTCCGTCGCCAAGGCTATGGAGTGTCTTCGACTTCCTCCACGAGGTCGGGCGCGCAGAAGAGCAGGTGAATGGCGTGTGGAGCCGCGAAGGGTTTGGGCGTCGGCGGCACGATCAGGACGTGCTCGCCGTAGCGCCACCGCACCTCCTCACCTGTCTTGCTGCGCAGGTTCACGGTCACGCCGGAGTTCGTGATCTTCTCCAGCGCCTCGGTACGGGCCGGCTCCGGCAGCGCCATCAGAGCGGTGAGCTTGCCGACTCGCCGTGGAACCTCAGGAGCCGCGACTGCTGCGCTCACCGGGGCAGGCGCAGGGCCAGTCAGCCCAGCATCAGCCAGGTCCACCGCCCCTCCACCACTCGGTGCCGGGCCTGCCTGCGCCGTGGCCGCGGCAGGCAGGCTGGACTCGGCGGGAGCATCTCCCTCAACCGACAGGGCACTCGTTTCTTTTCGCATCTCTACCTCCAGGACTCATGTGGGGCCGGCGCATGACCGGCCCCTGGCAGTTCACTTCCCAATCGCCAGCCACTCCACGTTCTGTGCGACCGTGGCCGCGATCAGCGTGCAGTCGTTGGCCGCCGTGGGCTTCCAGCAGTAGAGGTTGATCTGGCCTGCTGCCGCACCCGCCGCCCAAGTGACCAGAGAGACCTCCAGCCCTGGCGCGGCGGAACGCTTCAACGAGACGATGACATCCTCCACCTCCGAAAGCCCGGTGGCGATGTTGGTGGCTGACCCGGTGACCGAAGTCACCCCGCGGGCGATCTTTCGCCCGTCCCGACAGTCAGAGATGATCCGCGCGACGCTACTCATCGGTCACCCCCTACTGCGCCAGGTCTTGCAGGCTCCCCATGCGGTAGGGGTTCCGGCAGACCAACTGGCTGTAGTGGGTGATCCAGATCACGTCGGAGTCCTTGGTCTTCGCCATGGGCTTGGCCTCGAAGTCCTTGAGCACCACGTACTCAAGCAACTCCTCGTCCACGAAGTCCATCCGGGTCTGCGGGTACCCGGGCACCTTGATCAGGGGCACGCCCTCGAAGTCCAGCGCCTGGTAGCCCCCGGTCAGGCTGGCCGGATTCTGCTGGCGACGCTCCGCTCGCAGCAGGTCGCCGTAGCGATACCACTGGGTCGAGCCAGCGTAGATCGCGGTGACTCGCCCGCCGCGAGCCTCCACCGTGGACTTGACGGTGCGCATCAACTCCTCGGTGAGGTTGCGGGGGGTTCCTCCGTTGGCGCTGACGTAAGCCTTCCACCAGGTGTAGGTGCCGCGGTCGAGACCGGCGTAGGTGCCGGTGTCAGCGATCGCCGCGAACAGACCCGTGATGTCCTTGCCGGAGTTGCCCGTGCCGTCAGACATCAACTGGGTGTTGACGTTGGCGCGCAGGTCGGAGAGGCCCAGGTCAAGTTCGGTGCGCAACGCAGGTACGATCATCCCGCCCGCGTCACCGACTGCCTGCGCCAGGCCGGAAACCTCCACCTCTACCTTGTTGAGCTTCCAGCCCAGAAAGGCTTTCTTGAAGCCCTGGTTGCCTGCCCCCGCGCCGGAGTCGGTCTCCGCGTAGGAGCCGGCGGAGGTGTTCCCGCCATAGCGCACCGGCCAGCGAACTCCCTCGCCCGCTCCCTGTTTCTGCTGGATGCGGGTTAGCAGGAAGGTATTGGTGAACAGGGCCTCCACCCACGGCCCCTTATAGAGCTGGACGATCAGGTCGGCCAGCGTCTGTGTGGTCGCAGCCATGTGCTACTCACTCCTTTTTTGCCAGGCCTTGTCCGCCGTAGCCTTGACGAAGGCGGATCAGGTCACGCCGGTGCGCAATGCCTGCTCCAGGCGATCTCCGGCCTCGGCGAGATTCTTGGGAGGCGGCGGGCTCTGTTGAGCCGGGTTGCTTGCCGCCCCCACGCTTTGCGGTTTCGGTTGCTGCTGTGGCTGGGAGACCAGGTAGGGCTTCTCCTTGACCAGCGCTTCGACGACCTCGTCGATCCCGGTGACCTTGCCCTCATCATCCACCTGCACGGCAGTGAACGTGGGCAAGGCCTTCGCGATCAGGAAGGCGACATCGGGATCGACGATGCCTTTGGACTGAGCAGCGAGCAGGAAGCGAGCGCGGACGGCGTCGTCCTTACGGCCGGACGCCTCTTTCTCCCGCGCCTGGCGCTCCTTCTCGTAGAGCTCCTTGTAGCGCTCCTGCTCCTCCAGGGCCTTGCGCTCGGCCTCTTCCTGGGCGGCAGCGATCTCGGCCAGGCGACGCTCTGCCGCCGTTGCTCGGCGCTTGAGGGTCTCGATCTGCTGGCGCACGCCGCCGGTGTACTGCTCTTCGGAAAGCTCCAGCACACCGTCGTCAAGCAGTCGCTTGCGCTGCACCTCGGTCAGGGATAGCTTGTAGCCTCCCGCCTGTATCCCCGGCGTCTGGGTCTGCTGCTGCGAGGCCTGGGCCGCGCTCCCTGTCTGAGCCGCGCCGCCTTGTGCAGCGTCCGCTTGCTGAGCGCCGGAGCCAGACTGCGCACCTGTCTGCGCACTCTTCTGGCTGGCCTGCGACTGCTCTGCCTGGCGGGATGCCTGATCGGATGCACCCGCTCCGCTGCCAGACGCGGCCTGTCCAGTAGTCTGACTCGACCCTTCAGTCTGGTTCTGCTGAGTTTGCTGGTCTTGCTCGCTCATGGTCTCCTCCGTGTTTCACCGCCCGTCGGCGTCTCTCGGGGAACAGCCGCTCCCCGCGGCGTCCTATGGAAAGCGAGATGGTCACTCGCTCAATCCCTCCGGTGGCTCCTCTTGCATAGCCCTGTAGTGGCGACGGACGTGGGCCAGCGCTGCCACCCGCGCCGAGCGAGGCCACTTCACCCCGCCGCGCGCGCCGGACAGCGCGGCTGCGAGCGCATGCACGCCATTGCGGTTCACCACCAGGGTGTCGCCCTGGAGTTCGTGGTGCGGCCC